TCTATATCTTCGTCTTTAACATCCCAATCAGATGTTCCTAATAAATCTATTATCTCTCTTATCATTACACTTCGTTTATTAATTCTAATGTAGCCTTACCTGTGTTTATATTCATCTGTATTCTGTTTATCTTATAGCTTCTACCTGATATAATTAGTTTGTCGTTTAATTCTAACTTAGTAACTAATTTTAAAGGTAATGTAGCTTCAAACTTAGATAACCTTGACTTTTCGTTGTATATAGGTACTATATAATTAAAGTAGTAATTGTTAAACAGACTTTCTGTATTTACATTATCTACAAAGAACTCATCTCTTTCTTCGCCAAAATGAATTGACTGTAAATTAGTAGCTGCACTTGTTGTTAAAGTATTTGCTGGTCTTATATATTGGTCAAAATCAGTATCATCTGTGCTAAATATAACATAATCAGAAGTGTCTTGTTTTCTACAATAAAAAACTAGAGGTTTTCCAAGTATTGGATTCTCATCCTTACTAACCATCCATCCCCATTGTATAGTAGTTCTATCTGTGTCATCATTTTGATTAGTCATTCTCTCATACATAAGATGTTCAAACCCTAACTTAACAGAATACGTTCCTCCATCAAATGCTAAAGGATTGCTTATAGCACTAGACCTATTACTAAGTCTTTCATTACCAAATTCATCATTAGTTATTTCATTGCTATTTACTATAGCAAAAGTAGATGCTTTCTGATACTCAAAATCTATCTTAGAATATATATTTGCTTTATCTACAGTATGTTTGTCAGCGTGTATATATTCACTTATATCATGACTTGTTCCCTCTTCATAAAACTTATCTAATGTTCTTACTTTAATTGTTTCTCCATCATAAAAAGCAGTTAGATTAAACATCTTAAATATAGATGTTAAGAAATCTATTACTTTCATCTTAGGCATATTGTCCACTACATTAAGACCAGTAGATACAGGAATATCTGCACCGTTATTATAAGTATAGGTAATGTTAGTAGTCGTAGGAGTTGCTGAGTTTTGTTGTTGTACAATTTTTATTGTTAAGCTATCTATAGATACAGCATTTATCCCTCCTTGAGTTCTTATTTTAAATACAGGAGTAAATGTTTCTGTACGTGGCTGACTACCAGATACAAATAAAGAAAAACTTTTTGTTACTTGCGTATTATCTCCAGAGTGTTCACTACTACCTATCGTTGCTCCAGACACTGAATCAAATAATTCTAGTGTATACAATCCTGCTCCATCAGGAGTTACTGCTACTTCATATATAAAAGAAGTACGAAGAATACCTCCTGCACCTAAATCTATTATAGAGCCTATTAATGAAGTGTTTCCATTGTTTCTTGGGTCGTTTTGAGTTGCTGGGTCTAAAGTATAATCGTTTAAATAAATAGGAACAACACTTTCTGATATTTGCGAAGCTAAATCACCTTTTTCTCTATGAAGCCATAAATATAATTCATAAAAAGAAGTGTTAGATATACTAAAGAAGTCATTTGTTCCATTTTTAGAGAATGTAATGCCATATTTATCTTCTATACCTAGAATTATATGATAAAGTCTAATTGCAGGTTTTAAATCTATCATAGATAGTCCAGTATAGGGAGTTCCAGAGTTGTGATGTCTTACATTTCTTGAAACAACCTCTTCTCTTAACTCAGGTCCATTATCGTGCTGTGAATCGTAATAATAATGACTCTTACCACTTATAAAAGGATAACATAAGTCTCCTGCTGTTGTACTAGAACCATTAGATACTAAAACGTCATTAACTAAATTAAATCCATCAGTAAATCCTGTTTCTACGTTAGAAGTAGTATATGTTTGATTAAATTTAGATAAATAAGCATTTGGATAAGAAGCTAGGTCATCTAACTCATCATCACCAAAAAGTAAGTTAAGGTTTACTGTTTTACCATAAAATACAGCCTTGTAAGCAAAAGCAACTCCGTTTTTCATGCTTACACTATTCAAACTAAGGAATCCTTTCTTATAATCCTCTCCATTTATCTTTATTAAAGCTTCTCTCTTTACTCTAGCATCATAACCACCATCTATATCAAAATTATAGTAGTGTTTAAATATTAAGTTGTTAGGAGAACTAGCAGGTAAGCTAAATTGTTGTGTAAAGTCAGTAAATACCTTAGCTATGTCTCTAATACCTTGTATTGAGTTAGTTATGTTGATAGATTCTTCTGAAAAGATATCTAATCGCTTATAAGTTACAGTTTCGCCAAATCCTGCTGTATTTATGTATATTTCTACTTCTCTACGCATATTATCTTACGTTGTTTATCTTATCAAATGCAAATTCTAGTTCTATTGTGTAATTTATTAGCTTATCGTCTAATCTAGTCTTGAATGATAGGTTAGATGAGGTCAATCTAACTGGTAAAGTCTTTTCATTGTACTCTATCCATATTTTGTCGCTTAAAGACATCTGTCTAAATACTTCATTGTAAGATTCTGGGTAGAATCCTGTGTTTAAACTTAAAGTTTCTTTAGCATTAACGTGAAAAGTCTCATATTGATGCTGATAAGTGTTATAAGAGCCATTATTTATTATATTTGACTTAAACATCTCATCTTTCTTAGTCATACTAAGATTACTTCTCTTAAAGAACCATATATCTTGATAAGCACCAAACTTATTGATAAACGTGACCTTGTAAGGAGTATATTTACACTCTTCTATATTATCTACTTTAATTATTGTTAAACCATCTACTGCTGACACATAAACTGTATCTACAGGATGTAACTCAAAGTCATCTTCAAATTGGTCAATACAAGCATTGTCTTCAAATGTACCTCCATCTAACTCTACTCTTTCTTCAAAGCTATCTGCTCCGTTAACTCCGTTGCTTATATAAACAATTTGGTCTTGTATTTTAAGGTTAGTGTCTTGAACCCAAGAATATACTTGTTGACCTTGATAAAAGAAAGCTACTGAGTTAGTGTTTTCATTATCTACTGGTATTCTTATAGGAGCATCATCTTTTTTTAGTATAACATTATTAGATTGTAAGTAACCTTGTGATAGTTGAGGATTCGCACCATCTTCAAAATAGCCATATCCATAAAAAGCTCTGTTTCCTAAAGATAGAGATTGCGCATTTCCTCCTGTTATAACTAATGTAATTTGATAATCAACATACATTGTAGTATAATCATCCGTAGCATCTAACTTGTTTGGATACACTCCATTGAATGCTGCTGGTATATAGTCCTTTATAAGTTCTGATATATCAAAATTAACTTTATTGTTTATAGCTGTTGAACTTAAACTATATTGTGGACTTCCTTGCCAAGTTGTATTTGCTGCACCTGTGTATATTAAAATTTCAATAGTTGCACTTGTCAAGTTATTAGATGATATGTTTACGAAGTAAGGACTTCTTACGTTTATTTTAGCCATTTGTTTTTATTTTATCAAATTCTTTTGTTAGCTCCTTATTAAATGCTTCTAATATAGCATCATCAAATTCGTCTAATGTGTTGTTTATTGCTCTGTCTATAAAATTACTTCCTTTATATCCGAATCTTTTTATTATTCCTTCTCTAGCTATACTTCTACTAATAAGAAACGATATCTTATTGTAATTATAGTCTGTCTGTTTAAGGTATCTGCCAGTAGTATTGTCTCTAAGACGTATACCTTTGACTTTTAACCACTCTTTTATTCTATATCCGTTAGCTGGTCTACCTCCTTTACGGATACCTTCATCTATAGCTCCACCATAACCAGCCATAGTAACTGTTAAAGCGTTACCTACAGCTTGTGACTTAATACTTCTTGATAAATTACCACTAGCTACAGTATCATCTGTCTCTAATTGCTGTTGAAGCCTATCTACAACTTGGTCGCCTAGTCTTTTAAGTGCTATTGTTATAAAACTAGTGTCCATTAGCAGATACTTATATCATTTCTCATTATTATGTCTATATCAGCTCCCCATCCTACTAATTCATTCTCAAATCTGTCTTTAAATGGCTGAACAGAGATATTATCGTCTACTTGTAGTAATTCTTCTCTTAAAGTACCTCTTTTTAGCTTAGAGTACACTAAATTGACTACTTGCAACTGTGTATTCATTATATCTTGTAAATTATCGTTGCCATAGAACAAATCATAGCTATAATCCTGTTTATTGTAGTCTAATATGTCTGCACATAGTACTTGAAGCGTAAAAGTGATAGTATTTGAGCTTATTACAGCATTTGAGATGTTTAAGTGTGTTAAAGGGAATATATCTGTCTTATTTAGGTTAATTTCAGTAATATCTCCAAAACTAACACTATTAACGTGCTTATTTAATCTTAATTCGTCCTTTAACTTGTCTAATAAGTCATATACTTGTGTCATATCTATTTTTTATGTGCTCTTTTTATTAAAGCATTCTCTAAATTTGTTTTATCCTTTATATATTCCAAATACATTAAACAGGTGTGTATTGGAAGTCTGGTTGCTTCATCAATTCTAGCTGCATCTTCTTTAGCGATTGTAAATATTGATTGATACCAACCCCACTTTTGTCCAAAGTTCGCTTGAGCTGAGGTGGAACTCCCTGTTTCTTCAACACCTTCACTAAATAATCCACCGTATAACTCGGTAATTTTCTCCCTAAACGATAAAAAAAAACCATCGCTCCTATCGCTACATTAACTGGCATATCCAACATTACATCTGAGTACTTATGACTCCCTTCATAATCCATCACTCTATAAAACTCCTTCTTCTTAAAGATAATAGGTCTGAATAAGACAGCCATTGCTTTATGCATATTCTGCCAATCAGATATATTATTATCTAAATCAATAAACTCTCCAAATGACATATCATCTAACTTTGGTATAAAACCAAACTCAACGATAGTCTCCTCTCCATACTCATCTTTAGCAGACATCTCAAATCTGTTGACTAAAGGTGTCTTTTCATCAAAGCATCTATTTACTGTATCAATAGCAAAATCAAAGTTGTTTATAGGTACTTTAAATGTATCCTCTATATCTAGGTTACAAAATATCTGCAACATCTTTGTCTTAATATACACCTCATCTTCCTTATCCCATTTATCTAACACTTTTAGATAATCCTGATACTGTCTTAATGTTATACCCTCTAACTTAGTAGGTACGTCTAACTTATATTCTTTTACCATACTATGATAACGAAATCCACTACTTTTTGTTTTAACAGTATAAAAAAACAAAAATAAAAAATATCGTTATCTATATAGACAGTTGCAAATCTGTATAAGTTGCTACACTTTAGGCATAGACTCCTATTGGTTCAGGTAACCTAAATCTCCTTGAGAATTGCGATACTAAATCCTTTTGTTATTTTCGTGAACGCCCTAGTATCATTCAACTCAACGAGTACATCAGCTAACAAGTTGTTTAGCCAACAACATTTAAAGTAACATATATAAAGAGGGGGGCGAATAAAACTCCATCAATACACCTTTTAATTACTCAACTCGTTTTACAATTATATTTATATTTTTAGAATATGAGTTTTAGAATAATTCGTTTTTGTAATGAAATCATAAGAGTGGGCTACTTACCAAACCAATCTCCGATTTACGTTAATTATATATATAAACGCATTAAAATAATATATTCTGAATCGTTTTAAGCTATGTTTAAAGAAAGATATTTAAATAAAGGTATGTGTATATAGATGAGGTAATTAGAGGCTCTTAAATGAGCTTAAATGAGGTTGTTCCAATATCAACATATATAATATATGATTATCAGAACATTAAAAAATAAACGCATATAATAAAGCGTATAAAAAAAAGGGCTAAAACCTAAGCTTTAACCCCTCTTTTGACTAACCAAAACAAATTTGTTTATATCTCTTTAATGTTGTTTAATATGTCTTCTATATTATCCATTGATAAATATATATTTCCATTATTCATTATTATTTTACAGTCTCTTATCTGTTGCTCTAGTTCACTAATGTTATTAGGATTTAAATATATAATCCCTTTATCATAATCTATTATTTTAAGCATATTTATTAATTGTTTCTTTTAGGTTATCTAAATACATTTGTTGAGTCTTCTTATTCTCTTTTAATACTAAATCATTAATTAAATCTAAATTAGATATAAGGCTCTCACAGTTAATAATTAAACGTAAGTGTTCACTTTGAAGATATAGCTCCCCATCTAAAGCGAATATATTATATATGTCGCTTAGGTAAGCATTTTGTATTTTAGGCTTAGACTCTTTTAATTGTTGTTTAAGTTCTTTTATTTTGTCATCTTGCTTATCGTTTAACTCGTTAAGCTCTACTATATCTTTTAATAGTCTGTTGACTTGCTTTTGTAGTTCTTCTTTTGTCATTTGTTTAATTGTTTTAGTTGTTCATTATAAGATGAAATAAAGAAATCTTCTATCCATTCATTGTATAAATATTGTCTTTCGTTTGGGTCACTTTGTAAGCAATCTATAAAAAATTGCTCTTTATATGTTTGATAATATTTTATATTTTGTTTAAGTTCTTCTTTTGTCATTTGTTTAATTGTTTTAGTTTATATATTTCATTATCTAAATGTCGTGCATACATATAATCTATTTTATTAAATGGCTTAGATAATTCTATTTTTAAAGCATGTCTATAAAAGTTTATATCTTTTGTTATCATTTGTTTTTGTTTTTAATTATTAATGTTATTATTATAGCGGTTACCATATATCCAAAGTTAACGAGGATAAAAGGATTTAATATATATTCTATCATTATTTAATTATATTATATAACATCGCACCAATTAAAGTAATTGTAATATATTTAAATGCTCTGTTAATTTGGTTAATTATTTTCTTATCTCTTTTGAGTTTTGTATATTCTTTCAAAGTATATACATTTATATTATTATTCTTTTCTATAATTACTAGATTTGTATCTGTTACTTTTATACTCATTAGATATATATTTTAGCTCCGTTGATTATCTCTATTATAATAAATGATATCATCGGAAGTATTAAACCTGTTACTATTACTAAACCTGTTAAGGTTGTTTTGTCTTGTTGTTTTAGTTTGTTCATTTGTTTAGTTTTTAAAAGGGGTTTTTACACCCCTGTTTTATTTAGTATTCTAACTCGCTTTTAACTTGTAAATATTTTTGCAATTGATTGTAAAGTTTTTCTAATTTATCTTTAGAACATTCTTTGTAATACTCTATATTTTTACCTTTGCAATTCTCTTTATCAAAGTTGATTAATTCCATTAAGTAAAAACCTTTTTGTAATGTGTTTACTAATGATTCTTTTATTTCTTTAGTTAATAGATTATTATTGTATAAATTTTCTATTTGCTTTTGTACTTTATTTATTGTCATTGTTTTGTTTTTAGTTAATATTATTTGTTTTTGTTATACTCAAATATATAAACTTATATTTAATTAAATGTTAAAGAAATGTTAAAATTATGTTAAAATTTTATTTCTGTTCTGTCACCGTTCCACCTCTCACCGTTTAAATACCAAATAAAGTTTTTCTGATATATACCAGAATTACCAATATACTCTAAAATTCCGTTTAATCTTTCTTTTGTGGTATTACTGAACCAGCCACAATTTGACAATATTAATTTATTATCTTTTATTTCAGCTATTAAATTATTGTGTAAATAGAATTTATTATTTACAATAAATGTATTTGATTTACTATAATTAGTATTATTAAAAAAGGCTTTTACTGATTCTTTTGTGATTTGTCTCATGTTGTTTAGTTTTTATATTATTGTTTTATGTTCTCTTTTATAATATTCTTTAATACTTTTAATATCTTCTTTTAATTCTTCGTTTGTCATTCTTGCAAGTTTTAAAGCATCGTTTGTAGTTTCTACTTCATCACCTGCAAATTCAAGAATAAAATCAATTAATTTATTTCTTTGTTGTTTTTCTTTTGTCATATCTTTATTTTATTATAATTGTTCTATTTCGTTTTGTAAATCATCTATCATATTTAATACATTTTGTACCTGTGATATTCTATATAGTTTATTACTATTCTTATTATTTATTTTATTCATTATTAAAGAATAAACATTATCTAGTAATTTTATTGCTTCTTTGTTTTCCATATCTTTATTTTTTTAATTGTCTTTTAACTTCTTCAATGGTTAATATTGTTTTTTCTGTTTCTTCTTTTGCTTCATCTAGTAGCTCAGTTAAATCTGTCATTTCTGACCAAATAAATTCCTCTAATACTTGGTAAGCTAATTCAGTAGCATTTTTGCACCCTTCAAAATCATAGGCGTTAAAATCTATCATTATTTGGAAGCAATGAGAATAATATATTACAGCTCTGTCAATTTCCTCAAATATATATAAATTTATTTCACTTTCATCGTTTAAATTTCCGCTTTTAATTTCTTCTTTTATATCCTCTTTTAAATTATCTAAGAATAAATATTTATTAAAGTCTTTCATATTTTATTTTGTTTTATTGGTTAGTTTTTT